CGCTCGCTAGGTCAATGGAGCTGCCCAGGCGAGTCACGTCAGCAGGCAGGCCGAGAGTAAATGCGGCGAGGTCCAGAGAGCCGCTGCCTCCGGTGAGATCGGCCCGGCTGCCTCCGGTGCCCACCGCATCGGTGATCCCGTAGCCGGAGAGCGTCGTGGGCGTGCTGCCGATCTGCGACCAGATTAGGCCGGTGAGCGCGGAGCCGTCGCCTGCCGGTGCTAGGACATTCGTGCCGATCACAAGGCCCAACGTAGCGCGGCCAGCCGTGGCATCGGCATCGTCCAAGAGGGTGAGGCCGAAGGAGCTGGCTTGGCTGTCGTCGAGCTTCAGGTCGAGCGCGGTCTGACCTGCGGTGGAAACGGGCTTATCTGCATCGCTGGTGTTGTCCACATTGCCGAGCCCCACGTCACCTTTGACGAGGCCCGTAGGGGTGTTGATGACCGGAGATGTGAGGGTCTTGTTGGTGAGCGTTGCCGTCGTAGCGTCTTTTGTGGCATCGCTGGTGTTGTCCACGTTGCTGAGGCCCACTTGGGCTTTGGTCATTTCACCAAGGCCGGAGCCGTCCCCTGCTGGCTGGAGGGCGGTGCCGCCAGCAATGATGCGAGCATCATCGCCCTCCGCGACGGTGCCCGCGGTCGTTCCTACATTTTTTTCTGCCGCGTCGCCCAGGCCGATGGCGGTGCGGAAATCTGCGGAGCTGAGGACCTCCACCGCTCCCCCCGCGCTCACGCGGAGGGTGGTGCTAGGCGTGAGGGTGAGGCTGCCTTCTTGGGGTTTTCCGCTCGTGCCGGTGAAGGTATAGACTAAGGCATCCGCCTGCAGGAGCGAGGCGCTGGCGAGGAGGAGGAGCAGCAAGATGGTTTTCATAAAAATAATTATTCGGAGATGAAGCGCGCATAGACCCACTGCGTGCCCGTATGGGTCCAGAGTTTTCCGCTCGCGGCGGCAAAGTGATAATCGCCCAGGGCTCCGGCATCATCGAAAGCGGTCGGCTCGGCCGCCACCGGGGCGCGAAACATCATCGAGACCAGCCCAAGATTTGTCTGCGCCTGGGTCTTTTCGCCTTCCGTTAGGGTCTGCGCAATTTTAACGAGGATGTCCGCTGCGGCGGGCATGTCCGGATCGGCAGGAGTCGGCTCGTCCTCATCGGACTGGAGGTAGCGGTTCCAGATCGTGCAGGGGATGGCGGGGGCGGTCTGCACATTCGCGTTTTCCACGAAGGTGATCTCGAGCACGAGGTCGCTCAGGCTCTCGGGGTTTTCTGCAAAGGCGGTGTTCAGCTCGTCGGTGAAAAGATTGAGTTCGAACCAATAGACGGTGCCCGTCCCGCTGCCTTCCTTCGTCCAGGTGAGCGCGCGGGCCAGCGCGCCCGCGGCGGGGGTGCCCTGCTTTTTGATCAGGATCTGACCGGTGGATCCGGTGGCGAGCTCGACGGCTCCGACGAGGCTGGGGCGGAAGAATTGCACTGGCACGCGGCGATTGTTGCGAGTCACGAAGGTCACCCGGGCGAGGGCTGTCCGCGCCACGACGGACTGGGTAATAACAAGGAGATCGAGATCGACGGCGAACATCAATCGTGCCGGGTTGTCAAATCCCGCCGCCGCCGCCTGCGGCGGAGTGGGAAGGTAGGAAGGTCTAAGGTGCGAACACGTAAAAATCCCCTCGCCGCTCCACCCGGTAGCCCGGATAGGGGAACCTCAGGCCTCCCGAGTTGTAATCCCGTTGCAGCACCCACCCCGGAAGCATTGTGTAGTAGGCCCACGGAATCCATCCTGGCTTCAACCCCAGCGCATATCCCCGAGCATCATCCTGCCAGTGATACGCAGGCGGGCTCCCTACGGTGGACCGCACGCTTCCGGCCGCCCAGACAACTCCCGCCGCATCCTCCGCAGCGATCTCCAGCGACGAATAACCACCACGATTGACGCCCACGTGGCCCCACCCCTCCATGCTCGAAACCACCTTGGAAATATAGGGTCCGGTGAAAGCCGGAGTGGGATGCGTGTTCGAGCCACCATGCACCCAGATCGTCACCGGCCAGGTAGGGCCGACTCCCACCAGCACCGCGCCATCCCGAATCCTCACCCGGCCAGCGGCCACCATCATCGCCTCCCTCATGGCCGCCACGAATCTCCATTGATATCCTGCGCTGGCACCAGGATGTCCACGCCATCCTGCCGATAAACGAATCCCTCACCCAAGCTCGCAAGCGGCGAGCCCTCACCGCCCAAGCCTTCAGGACTCCCTCCACCGCTACTCTCGCCAGATGTCACCGCCGCTGCCGCCACCGCAAAAGCAATCGTTTGCGCGCCGCCCGAGAAGACCCAATCACTGACATCCACCGGAGCAGGCTCCTCGTCATCCCACACCATCCAGTCCCCAGCCAGCCATTCGGCAGCTCCAAACCCAGATGGCGTCAGCACCTCGCCGGCCTCATCCACGGCTACCGCTCGGGTCGTGCCCGCCCCAGCGACGAAGCGGATCCTGCGCGTATATTCCACCCAGCCATTCCGCCGGACCCAAGAGCCCGCACGCGCCGATGCCTCTACCAGCCGCCAAGGCACCCCAGAGCCCGCCGCCGCCCACTCCAGAGCCTGGATCGCGCCCGCTTTTGCAGCACTCAGCGGAGCCTGCAAAATAGGCCCCGCCACCACGTCGAGGAATCTCGCACTCATGAGCGACGATGCGGATCCGGACTCAATGAAAAAACGCCCGCCACGCGGCACATCCCACTCCTCATCTACGCGATCAGCATCACCCACCGGTTGATTCGCGCGTGTGAGCAGCTTCGCCAGCGGGACATTATACGACTCACTCACTCTAAAAAACTCGGTCGTCTCATAAGCCCCGAGGTAAACCTTATCGGCTACGGCCACCCCACGAGCCCTAGAGTCACTCGCCTGAGAAACCCATCCTACCGCCCCCCCCGATGGCAGCAACCCCGTAACCCGCACCCGATGCGATTCCGGAAACGGATTCGTGAAAATAATCGTCTCGCCCTTACGCAACGGAAAAACATACGAGTGCTTTCTTGGGGGCTGATCCGATCCCACCGACCAAACCATGTCCTCATCAAACCAGACCGTAAAACTCCCTCCCGCGAAGCCCCCCGTATTCACCGCAGCCCACCGAATCACCTGCCCTGCGACCACCCGCTTAGAATAACTTCGGACATCTGCGCCGGAGCCATAGCTCAACGCCGTCACCCCATCCACCTGCAAGTAATTATCGACGTCCCCCATGAAGTTTACTTTCCCCGAGACCGGAGCTGCGAATGATCCGCTACGATACGTCCCCACCGGACCGTTTGGCATGAAACCGGTATGAACAGAGAAACTCATCGAAAGACCGACGGGCACCGGCCCCCTCCCGCGACAAGGCACCCCCCAGATCCGGTCGCCCCGCCGCTCCAACCGTGTCACGCCGACAGCCGCCATTTGCCGACCTTGACCCACCACCGAGATCCCTCCACCGTCGATCCGCCCATAGCCAGTCAAGCCCACCGTCACCCGACCAGGCAAGGCCAGCTCCCGCATTGTGCGACCCGCCACCTCCACCGGGTTCGCGCGCAATTCCACCGGGATCAAGCTCATGATGCCAGCTCCCAATCGTCCGCTAAAAAATCAGCTTCCGCGAAGTCGGCCGTGGTAACCACCGCTTCCGCTGCGCCCAAGCGATAGACCGCCACCGTGCGCGTGGTCCCGGCTCCGGCGGAAAAGAAAATTCGCGCGTCGGAGCGAGCGGGGTCCGCGCTCCACGCCTTGCGCCGCAGCATCTGCCCCCCGCGTGCTAGTGGTGCCAGGTCAGCCCAGGTCATGCGATTACCCCTCGGCGATGTCGCGTTCCACGCGCACTTTGAAAGTCTTCGTCGATCCCTTCAGAACCAGCGGGGTCCCTTTATGCACGACGTCGCTGGTCCACTCGATTTCCGCCAGCGCGTCAAACCCAGTGCCTTCGTCCTCCTCATGGTTCGAGAGGGCCGCAGCCAGCAGCGGGCCGGTGAGCGAGACCGGGAGATTAAAATACGCTTCCGCACCATCGCCGATTTTTTCAAAATCCGTCGCCTCCACCAGCATCGTTTCCGGCTCCATTTCCTTCAGCACCAACCGGAGCGTGTCCGGATCTGGATCCACCGGCACTCCGGACTTGTTGAATCGGATCGCGACCATGACGACATCATCCTCCTTCCAGGTGGCGAGCACGGCCTGCGCCCCGGCACTGCCCCCCCCTGCCACCGTGCGGTCCAGCATCTCGATTTCCCAATCCATCGCCGTGCCGCCGGTGCCCGCGTCCGCTGCGGTCGCCGAGTCGATCCCGATGACAAATTGGCGACTGCCGCTCTCGGCGGCCGCATTTACGGCCGTCAGCGTCACCACATACGTGCCGGTCACAGAGCACGCTCCAGAGAGCATGCCTGAGGACACCTTGCGCACCTGGCCCGCCGTAACATCCGTGGTGAAATTCACCGCCGCGCCGCCCAGCGTGGACGCCAGCTTGAACGTATCATCCGTCTTGTCTCGCACGTAATAGATTGTTCCGGCCGTCAGCCCACTGCCGCCTGTCAGCGCCGGGAAATAGGCCCGATCCGCATTCGCGTATCCATGCCCGGCACTCGTGAGGATATCTGTCGCTTCCGCGCCAGTCACCGCCTTCACTTCCTGGGTGTCCACCGTCACTCCGGGAGGCAATCCGATCCCCTCCCAGATCACCGGCGCATTCGTGGCGGCGGGTTGAAAATTAAATTCTTCGTTTCTCTTGAATCCGAGAATCGAACTTGAGGCTGAGATGACGGGTGCGGACATGGGCGGAGATTGGAGATTGGAGATTGGAAATTTGAGATTTTAGGAGATCACGGCTTGGGCTGGGGCGGTTTTGATTTTGCCATCGGCTTCGAGGCCTGCGGAGAGGCCGAGGAAGACGAAGCCGCGTGCGAGAGGCTGGTTGTTCTCGGTATCGAAACGGGTCAGGCGGGCGCGGAGGACGAAGTTTGCGCTGGCGGGAGCGGCGGCGTTGTTGCCACTCCAGATGCCGTAGATTTGTTGGTCGAGGCTGAGACCGCCAGTGACTCTCGCGATGCGCACGCCGAAGGCATGGGAGCGGAAGAGCGGATCGAGCACGATGCGTTGCTCGAAGATGGGAGTGGCGGACCAGGCGATGCTGGAGAGGTTGAGCCCGACGGGATCGGGGGTGGTGTCCGCCGGAGCGGTGCCCAGCTCCAGGAGGAAGACCCATTGCGCCTGGCTGAAGAGGTCGGCATTGCGGGCGGCCCGGGCGAGTTGCAAATGGACGGCGAACTCGACGGCCAGGGTGCGCCCCACGGCGAGTTGTTTGTCGTTGACCGCCATGGTGAAGAGGGTGCGCTCGAAGCGGGACGGGTAGTAGGAATTCGTCGCCCCATCGCGGATGGCGGGGAAGAGGGTGCGGCCATCGCAACCCACGAAGCCATCGTCGGCCACGTAGGAGGATCGAATGCCCCCTCCGCCGGGGATGAGCACGGCGGCCCCGGTCTCGTTTTGGTACACTTTGCCCGCATTGGCAGCGGGGTCGGGAAGCGGATCGGGCAGGGTGTCCACGGTGCCATCGTGGATGGCCGGGAGCATGTAGGGGGCGCGGTCTGGGAGCCTGGCAGGATCGAGCCCCCCCCCTTCGCTCAGGTAATCGCCTCCGGGGAGATGGAGGATTTCCGCGAGTTGCGGCAGGAGGGTCACCATGCCGGTGCTGCTGGTGGAGGTGACTCCCGGCCCAGTGCTCGGCAGGATGGCGAGGAGATCGGCGATGGAGCTGCCGTAGTCGTCGAGGATGTCTTGCAGGCCATCGACCTGCGCGATGGTGTGGGTGTGCGCCTGGAAGACGCTGGCCGGCCCGATGCCGACGATGTTGACGAGGAGGGCCGATGCGGACGGCGCGAGATCGAAGGTAACGGTGAGGGAATCGGCCGAGCCTACGGTAACGGTGTATTCGGAGGGGAGGAGGATGCGCCCGTCGACTTCGTTTTCGCGGACGATGACATAGGCGACTTCGGTTCCCAGGTTGTGATCGATCACGAATTCGGTGAGGACCCCGTTGCCCACGACGGTGGGATAGGCTTGTTGCTGGCCGGTGAGGATTTGATCCGGCACGGAGGGGAGGTAGTTTTTCGGAGCGGGGCCGCGCAGCCAGGGGATGTCTTGCGCGGTGGCAAGGGCTGGCCAGATGAGTGGGGCGGCCACTCCGACCGGCACGTTGAAGAGCTTGATGGGCTGGGCCTCGACGTCGAGATCGTCGATATCGGCAGCGTTGGGAACGACCTCGGCTTCGACCTCGAAGGGCACGTCTTTGAGTTCGTCGATGCCCCGGAGGGCGGCGAGCATGGGCCAGAGCCCGAGATCGAGCGTGAAGGTCTGGTCTCCTGGCGGAGTGGACTCGGGCGGCACGACGATCTCGAGCTGGTCGACATCAATGCCGGAGAGTTCGCCCTGGAATTCGATATCCACGACGTTCGTTTGCGGGTTGCGGGTGGCGACGAAGGCCCCATCGCGGGCAAGGATGGCGTCGAGGACGGTTTTGTATTTATCGATCCCGTCCTCAACGGAGAGCAGATCGGTGCGCTCGGAATTGTAGCGAAAATAGAAGAGGGATCGAAAATCTGCGGGGAGGCGGAATCTCTGGATCTCGTTGACAAAATAGGTGCCGCTGGGATCGGTGTAACCATCGACGAGGGTCTCTATCGTGGGGGCCGCTGGCAGGACTTGGGCGGAGCTGTCGGTGAAGGCGAGGGGGCTTTGCAGGAGTTTGAGCTCATACCACCAGTCGCCGGCGATTTGGTTGCCCTCGATACTGGCAATGCTGAGGGGATCGAGGGTGTTTTCGACGATGGAGAGTTCGACGGCCGCGCCATCCTCCCGCCCGAGGAGCCAGCCGGATCCGACGCGGAGGACCCGGAAATCATCGGGGCGGTCTGCGACGGCATTGAGCCTCGTTTGCATCTCGCTCTGGCTGACGTTGTGCTCGAGGAGGGTGGTCGTATTGGTGGCCGATGTGGTGGCCACGCCCACTTTGACTTTCCATTGCCCGGAGACCGGTGGCCGCTCGATCCAGCCGATGGAGGCCTTGAGGGAGCGGATGTGGAGTTCTTCTTCCACCACGACTCCATTGACGAGGTTTAGGAACCGCAGGGCATAGGTGCGGGTCTGCCGCGCCCGGTATTTTGGGAAGGTATATCCGCTGCCCGAAGCGGAGGAATAGACCCGGCCATCATGGAGGCCAACAAAGAGGAGCGCGCGCATCAATGCGGGTTTGTTGTCAAACCTGCAGAGAGGTCATTCTTCCTCGGGCTCGCTGGCCAGACTCACGCCAAAGAATGCCGCATCGAAGGGCCGGACCTCATAGGGAAACTGGGGATCAAGGGGCGCGGGCGCTTCGACCCGACCCTCGGTCTCGAATTCGGCCCGCAGGCGGGAGGCTTTGTTGATGCCGAACATGGAAAATTATGAAGGATGAATTATGAAGTATGAAGTGGGGCCCGGAGGCCCCGCGAGCCAGGCTTCGCCTGGGAGCGCGGTTGGAAATTCTTCCGCGCGGGAGCGCGGCACTCGGGCGCGAAGCGGCCCACTTCTTACTTCATCCTTCATAATTTATAATTTTCTACACGGTCCAGAATCTGCCTTCGTTGGAGGTGGTGTTGAAGGCGTTGAGAACCTTTTGGTAAAGCTCGTTTTGCAGGGCCAGCCAGGGGCCGATGAGCATGTCGGCCAGGGGGAGGCCGGTGCCTTGGAAACGCTGCGGCTTGGCGTTCTGTGGAGGTAGATTGCGGGCGGCATGCGCGAGGTTCCAGAAGATGGCATGGCGGACGTAGGGGGTCCAGGTGGCATCGGGCTCTCCTGCGAGTTGGTTCGGGGGGGAGAGGAGATAGACGGTGGAGACGAGTTGACGATCTTCCCCTTCGGCCTGGTAGTCTCCGGCCAGGCGGTCCTGGAAGGTGGGGATGCGGGGCGCGGGAAACTTCGCCGCCTGCATCAGCCGCGCACGGGGGCCAACGCGCCGGAGGTTGTCGGTGTTGAAGGTGACGGAATAATCCACGACTTGCCCGCTGGTACCCGAGGCATCGACGACGGATACCTGCGGCTCATAGGTGGCCCGCGCGACGGTGAGATAAAAATCCATCGCCACGAGGGCGCGAGGGGGGAGCGGGTTTTCATCCTCGCGCGTGGTGGCATCGAGGGTGACTCGCCCCAGCGCGGAAATGGAGAAGGGATTTTCCGGCTCGCGCACCCCGAGAGCGGCGAAGTAGGGATCGACCCGCTCCTCTTCGCCCGGCACGCTCCGGAGCCGGTGCAGGGGCAGGGCCTTGGCATCAAGGAGGCCGGGCTCATCGAGACCGTCGATCTCGGCGCCGGGCACGAGTGGATCTTCGCCATTCACGAGCCCTGGATTGACGGTGGCCTCCCAGCGGTTCTGTTTTGGATTCCACGCCGGATCCGTAAACCACGGATGCCGCCAGAGGGCCGAGCCGGTCAGATCGATGACTTGCCCCTCGGAGGAGTGGGAAACATGCGTGCGGGCTCCGGAGCGAGCGATGCACTGGGCATGGGGCTCGAGGACTTTGGTGTTCCAGTTGCGCGACAAAAGAAAGTTCATTCCGATAATCTCAAATCTCAAATTTCAAATCTGAAATTCTTCACGCTGGCGTGAAGAAATGCCGCCAGCGGCCCTCTTGTTTGGCGGCGCGGTGCTGGTAGTCGAAGAAGGCGATTTGATGGACGGTGCCGAGGCCTTGCTTGTCCTTGGCGGGGCGACGAAGCAGGGCGACGGCATGTAGGGCGACGGTGTCTTTCTCTGGACTGAAGAGGGTTTTTGTTTGGACGAGGGTGAGCTTGGGCGGCTGGTCTTTCGGGGCGAGGATCCGGCCGGTCTCGGGATCGGTCTCGGCCCGGATGGCGATCCAGCTTTTGCCCGCGGGGGTGAATTCTTCCGGGGTGAGCTTCAGGCGGGGCGCACCCTCCGGTAGCGGGTTGCCCTTGGCATCGACGCCGCTGAGGAGTTTGCCATCGAGTATGGGTTCGAGCCCATCGACGAACCCCAGGCTGATGGTGGCAGATCGCCCGCTCAGGGCGACGGCCCAAGCCCCCGAGAAGCCGCGCACGGCGGAGCGGGCACTCACGCTCACGCCCCCTGGCATCTGCGAGAGGAGGATGCCACGACCGGGAAGGAGCCGCAGGGCGCGCTGGGCCAGGGCCAGCCGATTGACGGCGGGCAGCACCGGATCCCCACTCCTCACGAGCAGATCACGGATGTCCATCAGGTAATGTCGCTCTCTTGTTTGTAGACGCCATCGGCTATCTCTTCATCGAGTAAAAAGTACTCCTCGGTCACCTCGGTCACGTTGCCGCGGATATTTGCGGTCGGTGGCATCATGAGCCACTTGGTGCGACCCTTGAGTTCCGGCGGAGACCCAGGCGGGGAATCGATGACTTTGCCCACTTTTGTGAGCAGGCCGGAGGGGATGGCGCTGACGGCGTAGGTGCGCTGCCAGACGACTCCGAGCTTCTTGTATTTTTCCACCCCGAACATGGGGTTTTTTTTTTCGGCAGAATCGCCTTTGAGGAGCCCGAGACCACTGGAGGCAGCTTCCTGGTATGTCGGGTCAAAGACGACCCGCCCATCCTTGAGCACACCTCCGTATTTTTTCATCAACTCTTTGATCTGCGGGTTGGCCTCGATGGCCTCTTCCTCGTAGCTGCCGCGCAGGCTGTATTGGATGTCCTTGGGATCGGAGCCGGGTTCTTTCTGGCCCTCGTAAATTACGGTCACGGTGTAGAGCCCTCCTTCGAAGTGGGAATAAGAGCGGGTCTTCTCCGGCACCCCGTCCACTCGGCGGCCCCGTGCCACGGTGAGGCATTCCTCCCGCGTCTTAGCGTAGTAGGGCACGGTGTGCGTGACCACTCCGATTTCATCCACCACGCCGCTGCTGCCAAAAATCTCCCGCTCGTAGTCCTCGCTCATTTCAAGAGAACTTGAGAGTCAAATCTTGCATCGGCCGGTTGACGGTTTTTTTGTCCTCGGTATTCTTGGCGATTTTTTCGAGGAGCTGGGACTGTCGGCGATTCTCCGCCAGGATGGGGTCTTTCACGAAGACGCCGAAACCTGAGATCGCGCTGAGCCGCGAGGCGGTGGGGCGACCGCCTTTGCCTGCGGCATCCCCGCCGTCTGCGCCATCGGGGCGGATCCCTTTGTCTTTGGCTCCTTTGCCCAGGGCGGCGTCTTGCAGCTTACGCACTTTGTCGGTCAGGGTGCCGAGTTGACTGTCGAGGGAGTCTTGGGCCGCCCCGGTGCCGGTGATGTCGGCGGCATTGGCGAAGCCATTGGTGATGGAATCGCCGATGGCTTTGGCTTCGTCGGTGAGACGGGTTTTGATTTGCTCATTGAACGGGGTCTGTGCCTGCTTTGCTGCTGCCGATTGTTGGGCTGCGGCATCGGCGGTGTTTTTTTCGGCTCCGCGGAGTCCACCGGAGATGGAATCGACCACCCCTCCCAGACCGACTTTGCTCAGGATGGGCCGCATCATCTCGACGATTTTGGCAAAGACGCCGTAGAAGACGGCGGCGAATCCATTGACCATGGCGAGGAGCTGATTGCCCATGCCGCTCCAGAACTCGGATTTGCCGAGGATGGAGAACATGTCCATGGCGACCCGAAAGGCTGAGACGAGGAGTTGCCCTGTACCCACGAGGACCGACCTCAGCGCGGCCCAGAGGAAGTTGATGGCGGTGCCGATGGTGACTTGGGCGCTGGTGAGCAAGATGCTCCACATGCTCCCATCGGTGAGGGCCTGGATGCCGAGGGCAATCGCTGCCCCGAATTGTCGCCCGGTCTGGGCAAAGTCGGTCCCGGAGAAGAAGTCCATCAAGGGCTGGATGACGGGGGCGATTTGCTCGGCCATGCCGACAAAGAATCCCTGGGTCTTGACTCCGGTGAGGCCGAGTTGATCGGAGATTTTATCGAAGAGATCGGCGTTGTCGCGCAGGATGGTGGCCTGTTCGCCTACGTTGCGGGCAGCCTCGGTCATGGCCCCACCATCGGCAAAGAGGGTGAGCATCTGCCCGCCGGAGCGACCGAAGATCTGCATGGCGGCAGCGGCCCGGGCGGTCGGATCGGCGATGCCGGCGAGGGCTGTCCGCACGGCGTCGAATTGCTCGTCGGGAGACATCTTCTCGAGGTCTTTCCACGAGACGCCGATGGTGTCGAAGGCCCGCTGGTATGTGGTGAGCCCCTGCCCGGCCTCGACCACGGCGCGCTGGAGTTTGTTGACGGCTGGCCCGACTTGCTCGGCGGCCATGCCATTATTTTTGAATGCTTGCTCGAGGATGGCGAGTTTATCGGCGGCGATACCGGTGCGGGAGGAAAGGTCGCTCAGGCGCCCTCCGGCATCGAGGGCTCCTTTGAACCCGGCTCCGAGTCCGGCGGACGCGAGGAGGAGGCCACCCACGGCCACGGCGGCTCCCTTGGCGACGTTCATGAGGGGCGCGAAGGATCGCCCCAGCTTGTTCATGGAGTTATTAAACTTCGAGAGGCCGCCGAATTTTTTGTTGACCCGGTTGGAGACGGCATCGAGTCGGGAGGCGACTCCCGCGAGCCCTTTGTCGCGGTAGGAAAATTTGACGGGGATTTCTTTGGCCATTTAAGAAAATTATGAATTATGAATTATGAAGTATGAAGGGGGAGCGGAGGAGATCAGGTGAGCCCGGCCTCGCGGGCGGCACGTTTGACGGCGAAGGCGTCCATTTGTTTATCCATCTGCCGAGCGCGATTTCTCAGCGCGGAGGCGATGCGGCGGTCGATGCCTTTCACGTCGCCGGCGAAGCGGACGGAGTTGACGACCTCGATGCTCATGCCGGTGGCGTCGGTCTTGATGACGACTCGGCCTCGGCGGGTGCCGTGGCGAGAGATCCAGGCGGGGAGGACCAACCCCAGCCGACGGGCGGCAGCATTCCACCCGCTGGCGAGGATGCCGACTTTCGCGAAGATTTTTTTCCGATAGGCGGCCAGGCCTTTCACCGCAATTTTGTTTTCGATCCGGCCGCCCACGCGCCCTTGGCTATTCCGATGCTGCCGATGGGCGGAGCCCGGATCTGTGATCCCTCGGGGCGAGCTGAAGAAGAGCTTGCCGAGATCGTTGCGGATGGCCGCCTCGCCGCCGGGCTTGTTGTAGCCGAAGTTTTTATTCGGCGGGGTGATCTTGACCACGTCGCGGATGAAGAGCTTCGCCTGTTGGCGGAGGATTTCCTTCTTCGTGCGCTTGGAATTCTCCGAAAACCGCTCGAGGGCACGGAGGAAGTCGCGGGTGTCGATTTTAATGTCGGCCTTGATCATCACAGTGGGAGCGAAGTCAAAGACCCAGCACGGCCAACTGGTCGTCTACTGAGGCGGTGGGAGGCACGGTCCAGTCGCCCTTGGCCCAGTGGAGGGCATGGATGTAGAGCATGAGCCGGGCGAGTGGCAAAGTTTCCAGGATGTAGCTTTCGGTCCAGCCGGATTCGCGGGCCAAGGCCAAGACGGCCTGGGCGAGCGGATCCGGCTCTAGGAGTTTGGGGGCGCGCCCGCTTCCGCGGTAGCCTGGCCGGGTTTCGGCTTGATCTCGATGGCGGCAGCCTCAAGGACTCGCATGTCTGTCTCGACGATGGCCTCGAGCTGGGTGAGCTCGGAGGCCGGGAGGGGATCTGGCAGGGTGAGGAGCCATTTGTCCATCGCGATCTCGAAATCATCGAGGCTACGGGAGAGGCGCCGCATCTCGGGGAGGGTGTGGGTGAGGAGAAATGCGTAGGAAAATGCGATCTCTTTGGGGGTGGCCCCGATCTGGTTGTACCGAAAGAGCATCCGCTCGATGTAGCGGCGGGCACAGACGGTGACGGGCGCGAGTTCGACGCCGCAGAAGGTGCGGTCGTGGTCGTCGTGCATGGTGTCGGCATTGAGGAGGGCGCGTTCTTGGGTTGTCATTTGTCGAGCATGTCGAGGAGTTGCTGTTTGCGGACGGGGTCGAGATCGGTGTTCAGCGGGATGTGGGCGTGTTTCTGCCCGCGGGTGATGGCGGCGAGGATGAGCCCGCCGGTGGCCTCGTGGGCCTCGCCTGCGCGCAGGGCGGCGGAGTAGGCGCGCATGAGGGCGAGGGGGTGCTCGGGATTCGCGGCCAGCCAGGCGGGGTCGCGCCATTGGCGGTAGAGGGCGTTGGTTTTGTAGCGCCCGGTGGGATCGCGCTGCGCGAGAAACCAGGAGACGGTCTGCTTCGGCTGCCCCGTGGCATCGACTCGGCGGTATTCCACAAAGTCATTGATGGGCGCGAGCGGGATGCCCAGCACGGCGGCGGCCATGACGAAGGCTCGGAGGTCGGCGCGCTCTTCGACCGGCACGTTGAGAGAGACAAAGCTCCGCCGGGAGGGGTCGCTCATTATTCGACTTCGGTCGCGCTGGGATAGTTCGTCCCGCTGGCTTCAGCGGAAGGGAAATCGGTGTTGACCTCGCCGTCTTTGACCGACTCGATGACGGAGATGCCGCCAGTGATGCCGGTGATGCCGGGATCTCCCACTCCCACATCGAGCGCGCTGACATCTCCACGAGTTTTGAGGGAAAACTTTTTTAAGGGATTGAAGTTATGGACGTGTTTGTCCACTCCATCGGAGCCTTTGAGGACGGCTGTCTCGATGGTCTTCTCCACATCGAGGCTTTCGACGAGGGCTCCCGCGTGATTGGTGATTCCAAAGGTTACGGCCATAATTTTTTAGGGTTGAGATACTGTGCGAGCGGGGTGCATACAAGGAGGGGAGGTTGTCAAATTTCGCGCAGGCCGATGGTGACCTCGAGCTCGGCGATGAGGCGGTCGGCCTCGGTGCGAGTGCGCACGTGGCCGACGTACCAGCCGGGGATGAGGGCCACCTCGGTGGAACTGAATGCGGCGAGGACGGCACTCTGATCCTGAAACCAGAGGAGCAGGGTGGACATGGCGGCGCGGAGGTCGCCCTCGGGATTTCCTCCTTCCTGCAAGGCTGGAAAATCGAGGCGGACGTTGAGCGGCATCCGCCAGAGTGTGGAGACCGGGCTCTCATTGTCTGCCGTGGCATCTACGATCAGGCGCGCAATATCTGGCAGCACGAGCTCGGCGGAGAGCCCGGAGAAGACCTCGAGAGGATCCATGACGGGGAGGAGGGCGGCGACGAAGGCGCGTTCGATTTCTGAATTCATGCGAGTTCGGCTTTGGCGATGTGTTCCTGGGCGATGGCGGAATCGGCCGCTGCGGTGAGGAGGCCGGTGAGGAAAAATTTGCGGCCGGTGCCGATCTCGAGCACGACCTCTTTGGCCGCAGGCGGCGGCTGGGTGAAGGCGGGGAAGCGGATTTTGAAGCTGGCGGTCTCGCGAAATCCACCGGTGGCGAGATCGATGGAGGACTCTTGCGCCGCGATGGCGAGCCGGATCTCCGCTCCTCGGAAGATGGCCCGGGTGCCGTAGATGTCGTTGATCCGGGTGGCCATCTGCTTAGACTTGGCGGCGAGGAGGTCGCGGTTCATGGCTTAGGCTGCCTGGGCCTGGGGGAAGATCCCGGCGACTTGGCTCTGGAGTGGATAGATGGCATGGCCGCAGTGCCGGAGCACGACATGAGGATCGGCCCAGATGGTGCCGCCCATGTCGGCCCAACGCTGGCAAAAGTACCAATCTTCGCTCAGGTAGCGCCGCCGGCCGTCGGGGGCCTGATGGATTCCCACGGGCCAGAAGTCCCAATCCACTCCGTCGGGCTGGCCGTCGGGGGTGTAGTGCAAGGCATAGGCCTCGGCCATCATCTCGAAGACGGCGCGCTCGATGAGGAGGAATCCGGTGCCGAGGTAGCGCACGCGCAGGAGATCGGTGCCAGGATCTTGCTCGGGCGCGTCGGCGAAGGCATTGCACACCCAGGCCAGTTCCCCGTCTTGTTTTTTCGGATAGAAGCCACCCACTACGGGTTTGCCGTGGCTGAGTAATTGCAGCACCTGGTCGCGGCTGAAGATCAGATCGCTATCGATGAAGAGCAGGTGGGTGCAGTCGCTGGCGAGAAACTGCGCGCTAAGGGTATTGCGCGCTCGGCTGACGAGCGAGTCGCCGCATTGGAATTTAACCTTAAGCGGCACTCCGGGATCGGCGAGGAATTTAATCAGCGACTGGGTGAAGAGCGGATTAAGATCGCCGTAGGTCGGGAGGGCCAGAAAGAGGGATTGGGATGGCATAGAAATGGATAAAAAAAAGCCCCGCGCCTGATGACTCAGGGCGCGGGGCCAATGATAGGCCAGGATGGCTCCTGCCGTCACGTCGGGCTCGAGATCGCTTAGAAAAGGAGCTCGACGGTAAAGTTACCATTGCTGGCATTGCCGCCCGTAGCTTCGCCGGTCGCACTGGCGCGGAGGTAGCGCTTGGCGGATGGCGGCAGATAGACGCTGGCCGATCCCGCGGGATAGGCGGATCCGCTCTCGGAGACGCTCAGCAGGGGGGCGGCCAGTTCGCTCACATTAGTAAAGTTGGCGCTCTCCTCATCGCTGTGCTGGAGCACCATGTTGATGTTTTTGGAGTTGGCTCCGGTGGCCTCTTCGCTGGAGAGCTTGACTTGCACGGCTTCCAGCGCGAAGGCGGGATTTTGCCCGAGGTCGATGGCAGCTGTGTTGACGGTGTTGCCCGCATTGGGCAAGGCCGCGAGGGATCGCAGGAGGGCGTCGGTGGAGGTTCTGGCTGTGGTCATGATTTTTTAAGCGGTGGAGAGTGAGTGGTTGATCCGGAGACTTAGATGGTCTCGGTGTTGCTGAGGCTGTGAGACTGCACGATGGGGATGCCCTCGAACTCGGTCGGCAGCGGTGGGTTTTTGTTTTCGGCGGTGACACTCTCATCGCGCAACTGGCGGCGCGAGCGCCCTGTCATGAAGACGTGGGTCGGCACCATGCCGAGCTCGTCGATGAATTTCTGTTGAGCGTCCTGCATGAGATCCCAGGTGAGTTTCTTGCCGGATTCCTCGGTGAGGTTTTTGATCCTGAGCATGGCGTTGCGGTTGGCCAGTCGGGCTCCGGGGGCGAAGTGCATCCAGGAGGTCATGGCCTCGATCTCGCCGCCTTTGCCATCGGGGGCGGAGACGGTCTCTTTGCGCCATTCATCGAATGCGATGGAGGTGCCATTGCCGAGGAGCCACTCGACCTTGCTCGGCCCGAGGCTGAGGAAGAAGACGGAGGATTTCGCGGAGGTGGTGCCGGTGGCATTGATGACGTGGTCGGCATCGGTGGACATCTGGGCGATCAGGCCGGGGAATCCCTTGGAGTCATTGGCGACCCCATACCAGAACTGACGCCCGGCGTGGCGCACGGCTGCCTCCACGTAGCCGCTTTGCTCGCTGGCGAGGTAGCGGCCGGCGCTTTCGGCCGTGCGATTTTGCAAGAGACGCACATCGGTTTTGATGAGCGCATCGAGGAAGGCGGTATTAAACGTGCGGGTGAGGTAGCCGCCCTTGCTCTGAGTGATGCCAGCATTGGGCTCGGAGAATCCGATGGTGGGGAGGTCGGTGCGCACGGTCAGCTGCATGGATGTGCCAGTCATGGTCTCTGCGGGCACGAGAAGGAGCTCGGGATGATTGGCCACGTTTTCCTCCACGATGTCGTGGCCGATTCCGTCTTCCATCTTTTTGATGTCGAGGAGGGTGACCCAGCCTCCGACTCGCATATGCGGGAGGTAGTGGCGCCCGAAGAGTGCCGAGGCGATGTCACGGGTGATGGCGAGGACGCTGGCGAGGATGAGGGCGATGGTGGTTTTCATTTTGGGAGAGTGTGGTGAGGTTGGGTGAGTGAAAGGAAGGAGAGGATGGGGCGGCTGATTATTTCGCGGCGAGGAGGCTGCGGATGGCTGCGGTGTTGCGTTCGCTCGACGGGATCTCGAAGGCCTTCCGGGTCTCGCCCGGTCCGTCTGCCTTTTTCCCGCCGGCGGGATTGGCGCCGGCCCGGGCGGCAAATTCGATTCCCATGCGGGAGGCGAGCTTGGTGCGCAGATCTCCGCTGTCTGCCTGGAGGGATTCGGCGAGCACTTTCACCTCGGCGAGGCTGGTGCCGATGGCGGGCACATCGCCGAGGGCGGTGAACTTGCCATCTAGGGCGCTGAATTTCGTTTCGATCTCTGCGACCTTAGCGACAACTCCATCAACCTTGGCGACGGCGCCAGCGATTTGCGCGGAGGCTGCGTCGATTTGCGTGTTGGCATCGGCGAATTGCGTGAGGGCGGCGGCGACTTGGGCGGAAAGTTGTTCGAGAGTCATGTTGTTGTTTTCGGGAGTGTCAAATTCGGAGGCGAGTTTTCCAGCATTGCTAAAGACCCAGCGGCGCTGGGAATCTCCAGCCGCAAAGAGACCGTGCTCGTTGGCCGCAGGCACCGGCACGAGGTCGGCGGAGTAGATCTCCTGGCATCGAGCGAAGGCTTTACCCTCGCGAAAATCGGAGGGGCCGGAGAAATCTATGCTCAGCCCGAAGGTGTCCGGGATGGTGGTGATGAGCGTGAGCAGGTGGTCGAATTTCTCGAAGGACTCGAACAAGGTCATGTCGGCCCGGAGCTTCTCGCCGTCGATGCGATAGTTTGCCAGGAATCCGGCGGCATCGAGCACGCCGGTGTAGTGGCCAGCATTGACCCGCAGCCCGCCGGTATAAGTGGAGGCGCAGGCCATGACTTGCTGCAGGGTGGTCTCATCGATGTACACGGGCACCGGCTGATCGTTCTCGTCGAACTTAAAGTGGCCCTTGGCCGGACCCTGCATGATCACGGAGACGCCCTGCACGAGCGGGGTGGCTTGGAGGGCTTCGATGGTGAGGGGAGTCGCGGAGGCACCCAGGGCGAAGAAGACTCGAGAACGAAGGGCGGACATGCCGACCCCGCGATGTCAAATTTCGAGTTTGAAATGCTCAATCAGGGCGGCCCCCAAGGCGGCGGACTGCTCGGCGGAGATGGCTCCGCCTGGGGCCTCGGCGACTCCCGACTGCCCAGGCATGGACTGGAGGTAGTAGCCTATCGGCACGGATTTTTCTTGGCAGTAGGAGATATCTTCGGCCAGCTCGTCGATGACGGCCCGGCGCATTTTGAGCCCATCTTTACCCAGGGCGGACCACCAATCTTGGCGAGACATCATCCCGTTTTTTACGAGCTCGATAAAAAGGCGACCATCGCGCCCCCGATCAACGGTGAGCGATGGCGGCCCCTGCCAGTTGCAAGCGTGCCAGAGGGGATCTTTGCTCATGGGCAGCTCACTATTGAGGATGCCATTGGCGATCACCCAGGAATATACGCGCTGGCAAAATATATCGATGAGCAGCTGCCGCACCTCGTCGAAGAACCATTCGGAATCTTGCAATATGAATCGGGTGTTTGCCCCGCCCAGCCCGGCGACCGACCAGATGAACTCGGGCGAAACGCCAAAGCCCCAGGCGATATCGCGCACCAGAAAATCGATGAACCCCGCAAAGGTCAGGCTCGGCCGGTCGCTGGTAAAAAACTTGATCTCCTCGCCTTTTTTCAGCACGGGAATGGCGGCGCCACCGAGGAAGGATTCGTACTGCCGGCTCTCGGCATCGGCCGCGGCATCGCCGGAGCTGGTCGCTGCAGCGGCGCGCTGCCGCACCCCGTTGGGAGCTTTGCCCGTCGGCGTGGTGATCGCGGCCGCGAAATAGGAGTGCAGCTTCACGGCGGCCTTCTCGAAGGCGGTGATGTCGAGAATATCGAGGAGGCTGTTTTGGCCATGATAGAGCCAGGGCAGGCCACGTCTTTGCCCGATGCGCTCGGGATCATAAATGTGGATCACATCCTCCGCGCTGGTATTCACTCGGCGGACCGCGCCGCGAGCATCGTAGGAAAGCACCCCGTAGCTGAGCGGGGTGTTCTGGGCATCGCATTCGATCCCGTCCTCGTAAGGATCGAGGGCATTGCCTCCAGGGGCCGGTCCGACGCGCTCGGTCTTGAGGAGCTGCAGCTGGCAGCGATCATCGGAATCTTTCACCTGCCCGGCGAAGACCTCGCCATCGGTGAACATCTCGCGGCAGATCACTCGCTGCATCTGGTAGAAATTCATCCTCCCGGAAACGTCGCAAAGCGTGGACATGGCCCAGCGATCAAAGTAGGCATCGGCGGCGACGTTAAAATCTTTGTCCGAGGTCGCGGCGGAGGGGATGAGCCCCCGGCCCAGCGAGTACCGAGTGGTGCCATTGATGAGACGGCGCACGAGCCCGAGATTATTTCGCAGCGAGCGGGATTTCTTGATCAGCCGCCGCCGCTCCTCGGGGCGGATCTCCTTCCGGCTATCGAGAGGGAAGGTGATCGTGCTGGTGCGATTGCCGAGATCGTTCGCCGAATCGAAGAGCGTAGCGGAGAAGGCCTGGCGCGCGGCCTGAAATGCCTTGCCGATCTTCATCTAGGGATCCCGGAGAATTGAGGAATGATCGGCCCGCTCACGAAGGTGAGCTCGAGCTCCTGGAGGGCGAACTCGCACGCCTCGAGCAAATCCTGCGAGCTGATCCGCTGGCGGCTCGTGTGAGATCCGCCCTCGAAGGAGAGGCTAGTGACCTCCTCATCGCCCGCCAAGACGGCCTCGAGGGCGGTCTGATGTTGCTCGTTGATCCAGGCCTTGCCATTGATCTCCCCCATGGCGGAGGCTTTGCGCACCAGCGCGCTGACAAGAGTGGAACTATCGGCCATGGCAAAAGCAGGATGTCAAAAAAGCCGGGCTCAGGGACGCTCAGCTGAGGTCAAAAATTTTGCTAACGAATCCGCCAGGCGAGTCCGCCCGAGAGCTTTCCAGGGCTTCCCCTTGGTGCGCACAGAAATCTGATTCACCCGCGCGCCCCGGCCATTCCAGAGTTGGAGACGAATCGTCTCGCCAGAGCGAGGATCCGTGATCGTGATGATCTTCATGAGGACGGCCTTCCGGCGCTCGCGCTGCCATTCGTCCTCTGGAGATGGCTGGCGAGCAGCCATCGCCGCGTGGCGAGTGACCCAGCCCCGCGTGGCGCGCAAACGGGCCTTTTCGCTCTTCCGCTTGATTATGAGGCGTTTATATGCCGATGTCATTTTCTGGAACCTTAGGATGATGGGATATCAACCTGTTCGCTGAATGAATATATCCCCAGTTCTGGCGGTCCTCGGCGGACCATGTGCCGCATCCATTGCCGCACGCCCGCACGCCCGCAAACCTCGGACCACCTCCTAGATTGTGGGCAATCGGGGGTTTTGCCCCACATCGGGGGCAGTCGATTAAAATCCGCGAACAGTCCATTCCAGCCAACTGCGGGATCGCGTCAGGCGTGGTTTTCATCGGTTATTGGATCCCTTGTGGCTGACTGGTGTGGTAGGTGGAATAGATAGCGGGGCTTTGCGGACATACTCAAGAGCCGCCTCTTGGCCGTGTATCTGAGCGATGATCGCGGCCCCACGACGATGGAAGGCGTCTAGTCCCTTGCCTTCCACGCGCCACCGCGACCACCTACCAGCACGATCCAGCCAACCGCTACGCGGTTGACTTCCAGTATTGGCCTTCATTTCACTCCTCCTTCTGGTTGCGGCGCGGCTTCGCGGCGGCTGATCTGGGTGTTCGGCAAAATAGATTGCTTCCTGACCAGTTCTTTCGCCACGTCCAGACGCCCCTCCAGACGCCAGTATGCCTCTTGCAACGCTCCAACGATGATTCTGGCGACCTCGGCTTTCTTTTGCTCATCCTTGATTTTGGTCTTCATGCCTTCCAAGGAGTCTTCCCATGTTCGGATGATTTGCGCGTGATCGACAGGAGATTGCCGAACAGTCGATCCACCCAATCCATCCCCGCGTTCACTTGGGGTTTCGATTGAGGGTTCACTGATTTGATTATCTGTTTTCATGATTTCGATTTGGTTGGGGATGGATTGGTGATCGTGGTGTTCGCTGAATACAATCCGATCATTTCCGAGACACGCTCCAGACGACACCCATCAAGCACTTCGACGGCTTCCTCCAAAGTTATCCCCGCTTCGATCAAGATCATTTCAGCGGCCTCTCGCCCACTCATTTGATGCAAAGATATGTCAGCCGCGATATTGATTATCGTGGCTGTCTGCATCCGATCCTTCGCGGCTTCAATAATCCGTCGAACAGTTGATCGACCCAATTCTGCCCCGCTGTCGCTCGGAGTTTCAGCGGTGTCGTTCGCGGATCGATCTTCGGTTTTTGTATTCATGGTTTGGGTGGGGCAGAATTGGTCATCATGGTGTTGGGCTTCCGTGGCCCGCGTCTCGTTTTTCGGACGCGGAGAGAAAGAATCGCAAGGGCGGCCTCCTTGGTGATTTGCCAGTCCCCCGCCTCCCGTCTCTGCACGGTTGAGATGGAGACCCCAAGG